TCTACATTCTGGAGTATCTTGTTCCCAATATATAATAGGTAGTTTAGTATACTTTGTTAACAATACCTCGCTAGGATTATCAGTATCTATATCGAATAAAAGAACTTTACCGTTATCAAACCGACGTATCTCAACTTTACCACTTTGACCAATTATGTAAAAATCATACCTTTTATTCTTATCAACATCATACTCTCTACCAAAGGCGATCAAATTACCGTCTTCATCAAAAAATGGCTCTAAGACATCTCCGTTTTCTGGGCTTACAACTTTCATTTTATATCGAAAATCATCAAAGCTTTCAGCTCCTTTTTCTCCATAAAATATTACTGCAGCTTGAGTATATGCCATTACAGATCTGAATATCTCCCGAATGTAGAAATCAGTCTTATTATCATACCAATTACGTTCTACATAAGTAAATAACTCAGTACCTTCTTTACTAGGTTTTAATGATACTCCAGAACCTGCGGCAAATGTTGCTTTCTGTCCTATGATATACTGTTCAAATGATACAGGCACCCTACTTACTGGGCTTGAATCTTCGACAAGTATATCAGCTCCGGTAATAGGGTCTTTTTGACCATTAGGAACAAATATAGTCTTATCAGGACGCTTGCCTTTATCATTAACTTTATGAAGTTTAGGATCGTATTGTTTAATTCCTTTACTTATTTCTTGTTGACGTGATAATGCTCTCAAACCATTATATAGTTCTTCACCATCACCTCCCATTAATCTGTATAAAGCTGATATATGCATGATAATATTGTTTAAAATCTTAAGTTACCTCTAATAGCGTTTCCTAGATTACCTATTGGAGCCTGTTGTGACATATTGCCTATAAAATCGAATCTTCTTCTCATCATAAACATGTCCATCAAATCTGGAGATTGACTGTTTAGATATACTTTCATTTGGTCTTTAGGCAATATTCTTAACTTGCCATCCATATCTTCCTTATCTCTTTTAATAGCCTTTCTTTCAGCCATAAACCGCTGCCTAACTGTTTGTTTTGAATCATACATAGTATTTGCAACTTTTTCGGATATAATAACCTTACCTTCATCAACTAAAGTCCCTACAGTATAATAACATTGTGTTTTTAGATTTTGATAATTTTCAGGCAAAGGTTTATTTGTCTTCGGGTCAATCATGGGTTTATCAGGATGAGGAAATGGTGTAGCATTATTATTAAATTCTATTGCCCCCACGATAAACCCATCTATGAAGGACCCTACACCATCATTATCAAAACAAATATGTCTATTCTGTACTTGATAAAAATTTGCTAATTGTCTGATACTATCTATTACCTCTTTACCATTTGATTTATCCATAATAAGAATATCAATTAATTCCCATCCATCCCACACTCCTACTATAAATTTATCAGACCCTTTCATTGCAATATCAGCCGTTATATATTTTATTCCAGTCTTTACGTTATATGAATTATCAAATACACCCTTAAATGCATAATAATCAAATATATCTTTATTTGATATAACAACCTTCCAGTTCCCCTTCAATAATGCGGCTTTGGTGTCTTCGTCCTGAGCCATTAAGTTCCCCAAGTATGCAGGGTCAACACTAAGCAAGGCTTTGTTGTCGTAAATGCTCCCTGATATGAATGTTACTGACTTAACAAAGTGCATCGGATCAATACCCGACTTGGTTACTTGCTCTTCCAGTATATGCCATGACTTTTGAATAACATCAGCAGCAGAGTCTCCCCATATGTAATTATTACCATCAACAATAAGATATCTAAGCACTCCCTCCCTTTCGGGTATCGGATAACCTGTTTCCTGATCTATCCACCATTCAATGAATTCAGCCACCCAGCTATCCGGATCGGGGTTACATGTAGCCCTGACATATGGTTTTACTCCACATACCGAACGATTACGAGTAAGTAGGTAAAAGAACATCTTTTTAGAAAAGTGTGTAAGCTCATCGAATCCTATAAACGGTATCTGAGATCCTTGCCAATCATGAATGTTCTTTTCATACTCCAAGTGCGAAAACTTAAGCTTACTTGTTCGCTTGTCACCCTTCAAGAAATCCCACTCTAAAGATGATCTTCTAGGTACAGCCCCAGGTAAAAGACTAAATACTTTATCTGATGTGTCCCATAAACCACCTTCAGCACTTATCTGTGGGCTCGTACGACGAAAGATAACAGAACCGAACCCATCAACATCTTTATGCCGTAAAAGTTCCAACAACAATGTAAATGTCTTACCTACCCCAGCAGCCCCACCCCCTATAACTATGTCTGCAGGAGACGAAAGAGTTTTCATTTGATAACCTTCTTGTGGACGTATGTAGTTAATCTCTGCCATTATCAGGTAATTGGAATATGGTTACACCTCCATCTGCAGCCTTTTGCTTGTTATCCTTCTCAAATATCCCTAAATGCTTTCCTAAAGCTTCAAGGGCGGTTAATTTGTTGTACATTTTAACCTTTTTAGTTTCGCCAACTTGCATACCTTGAACATTTAAAGCATCTATCTCAACAGAGGCAATTGCACCTGCTGTACTATCGTCCAATTGCCTGATATCATAAAGATTATTGTCAGGGGTGAAAAGCTCCCGAACGTCACTAAAGGCTATCTTAGCATATTCCTCCAATATCCGTTTTGCGCTTATATTGGTTGCTTCTGATAGCTCCTTTTGTCTTTCTTGTATTGCTTCTTGAATTTCAGGTTTTGTAAGGTTCTCGGCCCCTATTGAATGGGCAGTTTTTAAGCTATATCCGGCACGAATAGCGGACTGGGTAGCATTCAAGTCTACCATGTATTCCTCTACAAATCGTTTCTGTTTATCGCTTAATGCCATTTGCTAAAATAAGTGCTAAATAAAAACAAATCTAAGCTAAAATTTTTAGCTATCAAAAATTTATATGCTAAAATATTTTTCAAAAGAAAAGCCCCAACTTTTCAGAAGGAGCCTAAATTATCTAGTAAGTTATGAAGTTACTTTTTTCGGAGTTCTACCATTACAGCTGTTTTGTCATTGTTATAAAAGTGGGCATGTTCTTTTGTTGTAGTAATATCTACAGTGTAATCATTAATATTCTTACCTTGTGATTCCATCCATTCGATCAACGCCTTATTGACACCTATACGCAATTTAAGAATGTCTTTTGCTTCTTCGTCTTCGGTAATGAATACTACTCTTTGGATGGACTCTAATTCTGTTGTGAACTTTTTAGGGTCAAACTGCACGCTCCATTCGCCTTCATCTACATAGGATTCTTTTACTTCCTTGTAGTTAGGATCTGTTATTACTTTTAATTTCCTGATGTCCATAATTCAAATATACTTAAATAAGGCGGCTTTTACACCGCCATTTTGGTTTAATTATCTGTCCTAACTACAAATGGAATACCTAGCCTTGAATATATCGTATCTCCTACTCTAACTGTTTTTTCAACCGAGAATGTTCGTACTATATCTCCATTGGTTGATTTGGCTAACACATCCTTACGTGAACTGAATATGGCAACTAACCACACTATTATAATAATTAGTATGCCTACAATAATACTTTTAGTGATCATCGCTTTCCTCCTCATGTTTTGAGTAATTCTAGTAATAGTATTGATATTATTTCTTAATGCTGTTTCGAAGTTTATATTATTTTCCATACTTTTTTTAATTAAAGCCCCCGAAGGGGCTGTGGTTTAACCTTTAATTTTTTTGTACAACTTGTTGATCCTTGATCTTACTTCCTCCGGTTCGCCATTCTCTGCAGATAGCTTGTAAGCTTCGTGGAGTATCTCCAGCAACTGATCACCTTCTTCGTCATCAATAACAACCGCTCTGCTGCCTTCTATTGTCTCAACCTCTCTGGAATAGGTAACAGTGTAGTTGTACACTCTTTTCCTTTTACCTGTTTTTAGTTCCTCGATCATAAGACTTCTCTTTTCCTTGTAATCTACCTTGAAGGTCTTTCCTTTTAATTTGTCCAGGAATCGGAACTTTTGACCTTCCTCTAA